GAACACACTTCTATCCTCAAACTAGTACATACGGTTCATGGCAAATTATTAACAGCTACAACGGTTGGAACGGAATTTATAATCAGACAACAAGTAACATTTGGATGACAGCTGGCCACTATTACGGCGGATTCTATAGTAACGGTTATGGTGATTGGAACTACTATTCAAACGGTCAGAACGTATACGCACACGGTATTTTTATGGCTGGTTGGTCAGATCGTAGACTTAAAAAGAATCTACAGCCTATTGGTTACGAATCTTTAGAAATTCTAAGTAAGATGACTACCTATCGTTACCAGTGGAACGAGAAGGCCGCAGATTTGTCTCAAACATTGTTTGATGGAAAGGAAGAAATTGGTCTTATTGCGCAAGATGTAGAAGCGGCATTGCCTCAGGCAGTTGGCCCTAACATGGCAAGTAATAATCCTGAGATCGAACCAGATGATCCAAGACAAGAATATTATTTGTCAATTAACTACGACAAATTAACACCTATTATTGTCCAAGCGGTAAATCAACTAAGATTACATATTAGTGAAATGCAAACTGAAATGGACTCAATGAGAGAAGAAATTGCTGAATTGAAAGGAAGATTAAATGGCTGAAACAACGAGCACATCAACTAATACGGCCCTAATTATTCAAGCACAGGGCATACTTGATAATCTAAATGCTAACTTAGAAGAATCATACAATACAACAGGAACATTTATCATGGGAAAACTAGTATTAACCCATGTAGATAAGTACCACCATCAAGATATGCATCCTACACCTAGTGTTGATCATTTAGAAGTAACTAATGCGTCAACTGCTACATTAGAATTAGTGGCCCAATTTAATGATATTGTATCTCAATTACATGATGCCCATGTTGATACTAATGGTACCATTGTTTGGGCACATCAACACCCAGATGGAAACCCATCTTTAAGAAGCGAAGAATTGTATCAATTGAACATTACATTCATTGATAAATCTGATCAAATTGAATATAATGCAAGTACGAAATTACCTCCAGATGCTGATCAACATCCTGACCACCTAGCGGCTGTAGCAGAAGGTCAGGCTCGATACGATGCTAAATTAGCCAGTGGCGAAACATGGATTCCTGCCGAGCATTATCGTCCAGGAATGTCGCCTCCAACAAAATAAAGAATTAAATATTCGTACATTATTGGAGATACAAAATGCAAGTCATTCAAAAAGTTACATTAACCGTAGATGTTAACGAACTAAATATTCTATTAGCAGGTCTAGGCAAATTACCATACGAGCAAGTATATCAAGTTTTTGATAAAGTTGCTAAACAAGCTCAGGATCAATTGAATCCACAGGGCGGTAACGGTGCTATGGGTCCTGGTACAGAGCAATAAATACGGGATTACCGGAGACCTTAAATGGCAACAACATACGCATGGGATATACAGCAGGTTGAACTTGTTTCAACAGGCAATTTTAATCAAGTAGTACATAGATGCTTTTGGAAATGTACAGCAACCGCTGATAGCGGAGCAAAAAAAGAACAATTTGGAGTAATTGATCTAGATATTAGTAATTTAGATCCTGCTACTTTTAAAACTTTTGATACATTGACAACAGATGATATCGTAGCCTGGGTTAAATCAGTCGTTCATACAACTTCTGTTGAAGCAGGATTACATCCAGAATCAGTGTCTCACAGTTTTGTGGCCGAAGTAGCTCCTGTAACTGTTCAAGCCGAAACTACTTCAACTTAATGCCTAATGCTATCTGAATGGTGTTATTTTAAACAGCATTTTACTCCTGAGCAATGCCGGGATATAATAGCTAGAGCAAAAGAAATACCATATTCAGATGGGACTGTTGGGAAAGAGGGCGGATTTGATTTCGACGCAGATACTCGTAGAAGTAAAATTCGTTGGATCAGAAGAAACAGTGAATGGGCTGATTTGTTTTTAGAAATAGACAAATTAGTAGCAAACGCAAACAGTATACATTTTCATGTAGCTTACAATTATTGTAATGCGTTTCAGTTTACTGAATATGATGAATCGTATCTAGGGCAGTATGTTGAACACATGGATACATTTATAACATTCCCCGGACCTCATAGAAAATTAAGCCTAAGTGTTCAATTAAGTGATCCAACTTCCTACGAAGGCGGTGATTTTGAGTTTACAAAATGCGGCCAAAAACCTAATCCTGAAAATATAAGGACTCAAGGTACAGCTATTATATTTCCTAGCCTAGCTTATCATAAAGTTACTCCTGTTACTAAAGGAATTAGATACAGTTTAGTGGGTTGGTATGAAGGGCCTCGTTGGAGATAAATAACACTATGAATACATATACATGGGATTTCTTAAAATTTAATGCCCACTCTAATCTAAACGGCCGTGAAAAAGTAATATTCAATATTGAATTTATTTTAAATGGGTCAGATGGAGAAGGTCATGGCGCACAAGTATTTGGTACTGTAGGGTTAGGAGAGCCTGGAGATGATTTTGTTCCGTTCGAACAGCTAACTCCTGAGCAAGTAGTAACTATGGTAGAAACTTCGCTAGGCGATGATTTAGTAGAATATAAAAATATGCTTGATTCAAAAATTCAAGAACAACTAACTCCGACTGTTTTAGAGTTAGGTACTCCGTGGGTTGTTACTGCTACTAATAACACCATTGTCGGTTAATATCGTTAATATCAAATCAATTTTAGTTTTATTAATTTTACTTGTTAAGCTACGCTTAACGCCTTGATGTAACGGCTTTGGCCAATTGTTAGCATCGCACCACGCATATCCTACATGTTCATCATTTAAGGTAGGAATAAATTCTTTATCAACTAGCAACACATAGGTGTTAAAAGAAAAGTGTTCATCATCGCTAGTAAATAATTCAAGCGGAATAACTTTTTTAATAGGCGGAGTTTTTCCTACTTCTTCAGCAATTTCTCTTTCTAATGCTTGATATGCTGTAGCATCTTCGGGCTCTTGCTTTCCACCTACTAGCCCCCAAGTTCCTGCTGTACGCCCTTGATTGCGTAACAAGAATAAGAATCTATTTGTTTCTTTACTTAGAAATAATCCGCCACTACATGTTATTTTTGTTGTCATAGAACTAATCGCCATTCGCCGGGTGTATACAAACCTTCGTAGCTCTTACTCCATTGAGTACCGTCCCACTTGTATTGTATCCCAGTATATTGATTAGTTATATATAACATTGTAGTTGTAGTCTGTGAATTGAAAATAATATTCCACTTTGTTCCGTCCCATTGAATGATATCATTAGCCTTAGCGTAAAAGTCTGAGTTGTCAGAATTTTTCCAAGCATCTGGACCATCGTCTGACGCAGGATTACCAATATCTTCTAAAATTAAATAACGGTCGTCTGGCTTAGGGGATCCTGGATTAAATCTTTGTGGATCTATAATAGCATTAACAGAACCTCTAACATAAGTGTTAGTTAAATCTGGAAGCATTGTATTCAGTAAAGTGTCGCCTTCGTAGTTAATTAACATTTCTCTATCATCGCTAGGATTGATAGTAATGTATCCTACTACTTCAGTTCCGTCTGGTTTTGTAAATCGAATAGTACTTAAACCAGATCTAAATTTACCAGGATACATATCCAATAATGTATACCAGTTAATATCAACGCCCGCCTTCTCTGGAAGCTGAACATATTCGTCACCGATCAATCTATCGCCGTCTTTCATTAGCGTTGCTTTGTTGCCCAACACGAACAAGCCGTAATTTCCAGGAGTAACTGTAACAGTAGCAGATTTATTAATAAAGTCTATACTTGCTAGGTCAGTGCCAGCTGGTTCTGTAAAGATGTTGGTAATAATTTTAGTAATAATACCCATCTGTTTAACTTTAGCAGGAGTCGTTAACCATACAGGAGTTGTGAATGATAAACTAGCAATGTCAATTTCGTCAGCAGGGATCGCTGACCCTACACTTCTGTTGGTCCAATTGACACCTGTTAATTCTAAATAACTTAAACTAGTCCAATCGACAAAATTATTAGTAGTCTGTATTTCCATTGCTGGATTAAACAATACTAAAATCTGTTCTAAAATTTGTAACTTTTGATCTGTGTTTGTCGTCCATATATCAGCGGTAAACTGAATAGTGTATGGAACAGGCATTAGTCGTTCAATTGTATAGTTTTCGCCTTGCTCATTAATATACTCATTGCCTTGTTCGTCAAATGCTCTTTCTCGAATTTGCATTTTACTTACATGGTATGGGTTTTGTATACGAGTTCTATCATAATCAAACCCTTTAATATAGCAAGCGATAGCTGGAGCAGAGTTTAATATATTTTCAGTACCCTGAGCAATAACTGCGGCTACTTGACGATTAATATCTCCGTAACGAACAGGTACCTGAACAAGATTGCCGTTGGCATCCATATAAGAGAAATTACTCAT